AGTGATGGGGTCGGAGGCCGGGTATTCACCCCAGCCCATAAAGTACCACAGCAGGCCCAGCACGGCCCCTGCAAGGCCGCACACGACCGGGATCATCTTATCGCTCGCCCAGGGGGCCAGCTTCAGCCCCAGTCCCGCCAGATAGCACAGCACGGTAATCGCCGCCACAGAGGCGATGCCAATTGTCGTAAGGTCCATTTATTTGCCCTCCACTGCCGCCGCCAGCTTGAGCAACAGATCGTCTCCCCAGCGGTAGTTGTACAGATAGGTAATCGTGGTGTCGCTCAGTCCGGCTTTCGCCTTGAGCACACTCTTTGCTTCTTCTACGGTCATTGCCTGTTCCTCCTCGTATCTGGGCCGCGCCACCCCTGTCACGTAGCTCCACGCCCGCTTACGGCGCATCACGGCCCCGCCGTTGGCCTCGTTGGTGGTTCCTGTGTTCCCGTCTATGGTGGTGATGTACCCAGTCTCGTTGTCCACGCAAATGCCCACGTGATTGCGGATTCCCTGCTGCCTGTCCCCCTCCGAAAAGGTAAAGAAGATCAGGTCTCCCGGCCTCGCATCCTGTGTTGAGACAGTCTGACCGCACTGGCGGTAGTATTGGTACAGGGTGGTGCACGAGGCCGTCTTGCAGCCCCCGTAAAACAGCTCCGGGGCCCCGGCCTCACGGAACAGCCACCACTGGAACACGCAGCACCAGGGATAAGCGTCCCCGGATACCTCCCGCCCGTAGTAGGCGGTGTTGTACTTCACCCGGTTGCTCCCCGCCGGGGACTCCTTCGTCCCCAGCTGGGCAGCAGCCACCGCCAATACCTTACTTGCCGTCATTCCCCGCCGCCTCCATGAGGGCGGTCACCTCATCATATTTGCCCTCTTTGCGCAGCCGGATAATCTCGCTCTGGTTGGCCCGGTAGTCCTCCACAAACTGCTGTGCGCTGGCGGCCAGATCGTCCACATGGGCCTTGAGCCCTATGTAATCCACATCGTCCGCCCCTGCGTAGTGCTCCAGGGCGGGGTCCCCGGCATTGCGGACGTTTGCCAGGAACATGGCCGCCCCCTCGTGCCACCCCATGCCGTTCTCCGTCCCGATGCTGATGATCTCGTTTACGTAGCTGTGCAGTTTCATTTGTAAGACTTCCTTTCCTTTTTTGTTTTATGTGAATGGTTTGTGCGCTATTAAGTGGGTGATTGCCAACTAAGCGTCCCGTCCGCTCCTACGGTTAATACCTTGCCCGCGTCGACTGAGGTGTATGGGGGGGAGGATGCTGTCTACATATTGCTTCTGTCATACAATCAACTCTAATTAATATACTTCTAGCCGAAATGGTACATAAATACCAGAAATCACATTTGGACTGGTAGACCAGAACTTTGCTTGAATAGTAACTCTGATTTTATGGACATTACGACCATAAACACTTGATGTGGAAATATTTGTTATAATCGGTTCTGAATCGTCACAACGATAATACGCAACCACACTGCGTTCCCATGCAGCGCGATTCCGCATTTCTCCATATTGAATGGTTTTTCCAATTTCTACAAAATTTCCTCTTGTCATAGTTTCCCAGGTATTTGATAAAGTCGAGTCTGCGGCAATATCTCCGATAAACACCTTAAAAGTTCTGTTTTCAACATTGGTAACACTTCTTGGAACACAAAAACTAAGGTTGAGCGTGTCCCAACTACTCGGTTCTGACGTTTGAAAATCTGTACTTGGATTGCAAGTATAAGTCACAAAGGCTGGAGCTTTTTGCGCCGTTCCTGTCACCTTCAGCCCTGCAGTGCTGGTAAAGGTTTTGCCAGACACTACATCCGCCGCAGTCGCGTCACCCAGGCTGGTGAGCGGCGCGTCCATTTTAACTGGCACCTGATACGGCAGAATAGCCCGCATGGTTGACGGACGGCCTATTACCAGATTTGACCCGGATACGCTCGGTGTACCCGTCATACTTAATTCTGTAACCACAGGCACATTCCTCGTCACAATCTCCCCGTCCTGCCCGATCAGCTGCTTGCCAGAGGCCAGGTCGGACGCTGCGCCTGGCGCGGTCAAGGTGGGCAGCTGCTTGCCCACTAGAATCGGATTGAATATCGGCATCACTGCACCTCCTGAATCAGCACGTTATAGGTCAAATCCTCTGTGGGTGTCTCCGAGCAAGTAAAGGTCAGGCGGTTCCCACCCTGGGTCATGCAACGCACCCCGGCAGCCCCCGCCGCCTCCCAGCTCGCAGGGGCCGGGGAGGGCGTGACCGCGTTGTTTGCCGTCACCCCTGTTGCCGTCACCGTCTGCTGGTTGTTGCTCCACCCGGAAGCCGGGAGGGTGACGGTGATGGTTTTGGGCTTGAGTGCGTCTACATACTGCTTCGGTGCGGCCTGCAAATCCTCCGTGGGGTCGCCGCTCAGGGTCAATGGGCCGGTCAGGGTGCCGCCGGAGAGGGGCAGATAGTCCATATCGGGCAGCTGACCGGAGGACACCTTCCCGGCACTGTCCAACTCCGCCACGCCGCCTGCCGCGCCTTTCTGGCTGGCCGGGATCGCCCCCACCTGCTGGGCCGTGTAGTCCCCGCTCTGGGGGAGCACCGCGCCGGTGCGCCCGTTGAAGGAGGATACGCCGCCCCCGGCCGCGTCCTGGGCGCGGTCGCTCCAGTATTTGGCGTTGTTGGTATTCTCCCCTTCCCGTACTCCGGTTCCGCCCTCCGCCCAGCTCTGGGCCAGCGCCGCCTGCGCCTGCGCCTCTCCCTTGGCCCCCAGCGCCTGAGAGGCGTTGCTCTGGGCGCTCTGGGCGCTGGCGGAAGCTGCGGACGCGCTCTGTGCCGCAGAAGCGGCGCTGGTCTCCGCGGCCGAGGCCTTCTGGCTGGCGGTGGAGGCAGAGCCCGCCGCAGCCGTCTCGCTGGCCTTGGCGCTGTCCTCGCTGTCCGCCGCTGCCCCTGCGGAATCCGCCGCATCCTGCGCATTGGCCGCGCTCTCGGCGTTGTACCCCTCCAGGGCCTCCGTCACCTCCGCCTTGAAGCGGTCAAGCCCGATGGAGGCCGGGCGGATCGTGGCGGTCACCGTCCTGTTGTTGCCCGTGCCGTCCACCGAGAAGGACAGCTCCGTGGAGCTCTGGAAGGTGTAGGTGTCGATCAGCCTGGACACGTCCGTGCGGGTCTGGCTCCCGTCCTGGTTGGTGATCACCAGATAGGTGCCGCCGTCCTCCTCCACCAGCGCCATGGTGGCGGGCACCTTCTCCAGGGCGGTGTCAAAGGTCTGCGCCGTCCCGTCCTTCTTGGTGACCGTAATCACGCCGGTGGTCAAATCCACGCCCACAGCCTCCACCAGGTCGTGGGTCTCCTGCCCCACGTAGCTGTTGGTCTCCGCCCTGGTGTACCGGTCGGTCAGCGCGTCGTTGAAGGCGTTCAGGATCGCCTGCACGTCGCTGCCGGGGAAGTCGTCCACCCCCGCCCCGATGTTGGACGCCCCGCTGCCGCCCCCGGTACTCCCCGTGCCCGTGATGCCGGGCAGCAGCACCGTGTTGATGTACTCCTTGAGCCAGATGGCCGCCTGGTCGAACTTCTGCTTCAGCTCCTCCGGGGTCAGCCCCTGCACGTCGTTGGGCTCGTCGTCCAGCTTCTGGATGACCTCTACGTCCTTGTCAAAGCTTGCGATTGCCATAGATGCACCTCATTTCACATTGCCTGTGTACCGGACCTGGATATCCACAGACAGGATCGTCGCCGTCGCCGAGGCGGACAGGCTGTACAAAATCAGCTTGTAATAGGTCGCCTTCTTCACCTTCAGCTTGGAGCGGATCAGCTGCGGCTTGCGGTTGGTGCCGAAGCTCCAGTGGGCGAAGTTCATGTTCAGGAAGGTGGCCAGACCGGCGGAGACAATCTTGTCCGGGTAGTCCGACTTCACGTTGGACTGGGCCGTCAGCGTCACAATCGCCTGGCTCTCCGGCTTCATCGCCGTCCATACCGTGGACGAGTATTTCCGCCGCCAGTCCATGTCAAAGTCCATGGACCCGCTCTCCCAGTATGCGTCAATGTCCTCCAGGTTGTCGTTGCGGTAGCTGCGGGAGAACTCCATCAGCTTCCCGTCCGGCGTGCCGAAGTAGAGCGCCCCCTCCACCGCCGCCGCCGCGGTCACCGGCAGGTTGTTGTAGTAATACCACGTGTCGTTCTGGTAGTTGTTGACCACGGCCTCCCCGTCATGGAAGATGTAATACTCCTGGTTCCACTCGTCGTCCAGGCAGATGCAGTCCTCCAGGGCGAACCGGCCCAGGGTGGCGGCGGCCTTGTCGGAGATCCGCTTGGCGTTGCGCTCGTCGCGCACTGAGTTGGCCGCCAGGGACCAGGTGTAGACCGAGCGGCCGAAGATGGTCCTGGCGTTGTTGTCCACCAGCCTGGCCTGCCCCGGCGCGGCGTTGCCGACGGCCCGGTTCAGGGAGGAGACGTAGAACGCGGCGGTCACCGCGTCGTTGAGGGTCAGGGTGGAGTAGGAGCAGGAATAGGCGCTGTCCGGCTTGAAGATCAGCAGCCGGTCGTAGTGGCGGATCATGGCGGTGATGGGGGTGTTGGCGCTGTCCACCGCCATGACGTTGAACTGGGGGAAATACTCGGCGCTGGCCCCGTTCCCGTCCAGTCCGCTGAAAATCGCCTCGTTGGTGCCGTCCCCGTACAGGAAGACCCGGCTGTCCGACTCGCCGTTGTACAGCTCGGCAAACCTCATCCCCGTCACCTTGGCCCGGTTCCCCGTTCCCTTCCGCCAGGTGATGGTGACGGTGTTCACCCCCTTGGGCGGCGCGGAGGAGAAGGTCACCGTCCCCTTGGACAGGTTCGGCGTGTAGGAGATGCCGGTCCCCTCCACAGAGATGACCTCGCTGATCCCGCTCTCCGGCAGCTGAAACACCGTGGCCTCGCCGTCGGGGGAGAACTCGGCGCGCCTCTTCCCGGTCAGCAGGTTTATGCTCTCCAGCAGCGTCCCGCCTCCGGCGGGGGGCACGGCTGTGGCCACGATGGGGATATACCCCTCCACCGCCGCCGGGGCCCCGCTGCCGTCCCAGGCGTAATACTCCGCCCCGGTGAGGATGTACAGCTTGTCCGAGAAGCCGAAGAAGGAGGTGGGGCCGTCGTGGATGGCCCCCTTGTCCGCCGCCGTCCGGCTCTCCAGGCTCACGTCCCACAGATGGCCCCCGCAGGCGGCCACCAGATGGAACTCCCCCGCCACATACCCGTTCCACAGCCCCCGCACCGCCTTCCCGCCGGAGAGGGTGGCCAGCAGCCCGTAGCCGGGCCGGATCTGCAGGTGGTTCTCCGCCGTAATCCGGAAGTTGCGCATCTCCGCGGCCTCGCCCATCTTCATGTGGGTGTCCCCGTCCGGGGACTCGTTCAGGCCCAGCCACTTCTTGATCTGATAGATCTTCGTCTCGCTGGTGCTGACTATCTGCGCCATCAGTCCCACCTCGCAAACTGCCCGTACTCTATGCCGCCGTAAAGGTCCTGTATGTCCTCCGATGCGGCCGGGATTCCCCTGCGGTACTCGGAGAGCAGCTCCGCATACCGCTGATTGAAAAAGGCCGCCACGTCCGGGTTTTCGTCCAGCAGCAGGTGGGCCGCCAGCCCATAGGGCAGCACCCCCTGGCAGAGCCCGTCGTCCAGCCCGATTTCCGCCTCAAAGTCCGCGATCTCCGGGCAGACGGGCCGCCTGCCCGGCTCCGTCACGGCGTACGTATCGGAGGCGGGGAAGCACTCCACCCGCAGGATGTTCAGAATGGGGATGGTGCGGTTCTTGTACTCCCTGGTGTCCGCCGTGTCCGCCGCCCCGGTGCTCACGTTCACCTCGTCCATCAGGTTCATGGCCTTCTCAAAGACCCACTGTGCCGTTGTCGCCATCGTATCTCCACCTTATTTCTTCGGTTTGCATTGATATGGAACGTTTGTTCTGATATAATTGTAGTGAGGTGTTTGAAATGATGCGCTGGTTGTACATTTACCAAAGACCCACGTATTGGCTGATTCGATGGCTACAGAAAAAATTGAGGAAATAGGGGGCTGTGGATTCCAGCCCCCTATTTTTATGCCCTTATCAGCCTACCACGGTATAGCTCACCACAGGGGAGGCGAACTTCCCGGAGCCAACGTCCACGGCCTTGACCACTGTGCCCGCCTCTGCGGAGAAGGTGCTGGAGTAGACCTTGGCTGTGGCGGAGTAACGGGGATCGGTGCCGTCGGTGGTGTACTTGCAGGTGCCAGTCTTGGTGATAGTTACCGTCCCTGTGGTGTCCTTAATGGTGGGGGCTGCAGTTACATTGGCAGAAGCCGCTGCAACATACAGTCCGTTGGCCTTAGTGCCCAGGACAAAGGCGTCGTGGTAGATGCGCCCCTCCAGCAGGTTGCCGCCGATGCCGGGAGGATCCTGATGGATCTTTACGTCCTGAATCTTCACCGGGTCTACAGTAGAGCCCTTATACTTCACCATGAAGTACACCCCTGCGGGCAGATAAGAGGAGGGGACACGCTTGACAACCATATTGTCAATTTCGCCCACCTCGCCCTTGCTTACGGATTTCTTGCCAAGGGCATCAATGGAGATGAACTGATCGGAGAGTGCCAGCAGCTTGTAATACTCATTGGAAATGAACAGTGTGCGGTTGCTCCAGGGTACAAGCAGGTCGGACATGGCCGCGCCAGCATCAAACACAGCGTCTACAATAGTGGACTTTGTAGGAGCTGCGGAGAGGCCCTGAATGATACCGGCGTTATTCGCCCATTCACGGAAGCGATACTTGTCCACATAGGGAATAACCACCTGCTCAGTCTCCCGCTTGGCGGCTCTGGTAGCTCCCTTGATGTTGTACTGATCGGACTGGTTACCCTTGTCAATGGTGAAGGTCCACGCCTTCTCATCCCGCATGGTCATCTCCTGCACGGTGTCGCCCAGCTCCACAGGAGTTCCATACCGGTTAGCGCCGTTACGGGTATAATCCACCAGGGGGACCGTATCCACTGACCAGACGCGCACTGTGCGCGTCCCGGCAAAGGAATAATCTTTACCAGTAGCACTGTCGGTGAGAGAGTCTTGCTTAAATGCTTCAGCAACCTTCTTGGAGAAGGCTTCAGCCAGATTAATAGCCATAATTTAGTCCTTTCCGCCCGCGTAGAGCGGGCTTTCCTTAATCGGCCTCATCCCAATACTTTGCAATGAGACTTGCCTTGCTGTCCGCAGTCTCACCACCCAGGCTTCCAGGCGTTGCGGCTGCATTTTTCTTGTTCTTCTGTTCGGCTGCAAGCTCTGCCTTCAGCCGTCTGTTTTCGTGCATGGTGTAGGCGTTTGTCAGAGTTTCACCACTTCGCACAGAGGCCCATACTTCCGGCGGAATACTCTTGGGATCTACGTTTGGATATGCTCTATAGAAGCTCTCAATATCCTTCTGCCGGGCCTGAGACTGCTCTTTTGCCCGCTGCAATACGCTGGTCTGGCGCTGCTGGTGAGCCTCTATCTCTGCGCGCTGCCGGTTCAGATCCGCACGCTCTTTCTCCAGGTTGACGCGCTCTGATGCAGCCTGCTCCGTCATGCCGCCTGCAACAAGCTCCTGTTTCCGGCAGTAATCCAGGTAATCTCCGACGGTCATGCCGTTGCGCTGTGCATAGCTCCTGACAAGCTCCAGGGCTGGATCCGCGTCCTGACGGTATTGCCGGAGCTGGTCTCGCTCCTCCCGAACCGTATCGTAGTCCCATCCCTTTTGAGCCATGGCGACAAGCTGTTCACGGGTCACCTGTCTGGTTTCATCCCGGTTCTTGATGGTAAACAGCTCCGGCTGGTCTGCCTGCTGCTCCTCTGCGGCTGGTTGTGCTTGCGTCTCCTTCTGTTCACCCTCCGGCTGGTCTGCCGGGGGCGCGGCCTCCGCTTCCGTTTCCTGAACCGGGCTTTCCTCTTCTGTCCAGGCGCTCTCTACAGCGCTCTGCACCTGCTCCATGTCGTCCATTGCTTATGTACTCCTTTCGGGCTATGGTCGGCCCAAATTATTTGTGCCGGCTGGTCTGCCGGTTACACACGAATACCATCCAGATTCAGGCCATCCACTCCGGTCTGGTTAATAGCCCGCTGAAGCTCGCCATACCCGGATCCGCCTGTCAACTGCATCTGCGCAGCCTGCCCTGCGCCAATAGCCCCATTCTGCTCCGGTGCAGTCGGAATTGCGGCTCCAAGGCCCATCCGCTCCCGCAAAGTCTGGATCAGTTCCTGCTGGTTGGAGATGTAGCCGTTTGGCACCCGCTCCAGATAGTCGATCACAGTAATCTGTCCGTTCATCAACAGATTATCCAGGGTGTTCATCTGGGCGATCTCGCTCCAGTAGGCGCTGCCGCCCACGTCAAGCTTGATAGACAACGGGACTTCATTGAGCACATCAAAGTCAAATTCTACCGGCCTCGGGTTGTTGCCCAAGTTCATGCCCATCGTAAGCGCCGCCTGCTTTTCCTCTTCCGTAGGCTTCAAATCCACGTATCGAACGCCATAATAAACCCGCATCTGGTCCAGCCAGATCCGCCCCAGATCCTCAATGCACTGGAAGAAGTTCTGCTTGGTCAGCTCCATGGGGACGCTGGACGCCTTTTGCAGGGCGATAATGGCAGATGTGTTGTCCGGCCTGGTGTCGCCCAGAGCCGCGTCCGTAGCGCCCATAAACTCCTTGGTGAGGCTGATCGCCAAATTGATAAATTCGCCTACTTGAGGAGAAATGACTGCGGGATCAACCGCCCTTGCCACATTTGTTACATCTCCGCCATTGACCGGGATCGCTTTACCCACTCCGGAATCCCACTTTGCAATTCTGGTCTTGTCATATACAATTTTTGGATACGCCGTGGTCATGAGTGAGATCATGGTCATGGCGAACATTTTGTTTACAAAAATCTGGTTGGGGATCAGTCCCGTCACCGCTGCCTGTCCGTGGTAGCAGTTCTGTACATAATCCCAGTTCATCCATGTGATGGGATATAGCTTCATCCCGGTATCCCACTGGGGGCGCACAACAGCGTCCTTCACAATTTTTATCGCATAGATGGTGTCCTCTTCCCGCTTGCCCACTTCCTCGCCGGTCAATTCATCAATAACGGGCACCTTCCGCTTGCCGCGCCAAAACCGTGTGACTGTCGTCACTTTCCCGTCTGTCATGGCGTCAAAGCGGTTGTTGGCCTCATCCGAATCAGACAGGATGTCTTCCGCGTCCCCATGATGTTCTTTGGCCTGTTCCTTCACATCGCTTACCATCTCGCGGCGGGAAATCAGAATATAGGGCTGGCTCTGTACATCACGATTATTGGGATTCCCAAAGCCAACACGGGTGTTTTCCAGGATTTCCGTCCGAATGGTGCCCTTTGCCGTCTGGCCAGTCTCTGCAGCAGGGTCGAACCAACTGTAAATGCAGGAATCACCATCCACTGCCGCATTTCTCATGAACTCCCGTGTCTGCTTGCCCAGCTTATTCTGTTCAAACAGGGCCTCGAACTGGGCGTTGATGACCTCCGAAAGCCGCTCAATGTCCTCAATCGCCGCCATACCGGAAGAGGACAGGGGAGAAGCCGCCATTTTGAGATTGTCCGTGGCTGTGGAGGCCACCACATAGAGAATGATCCGCTTAATAAAGTTGAATACCGGCGTGGGCAGGCCGTTGGACTGTACGCCCTCCCACTGTTTGCCGATGTAGAAGTTTTCGTTGGCATCCACGGTTTCGTACAAATTGAGCTGATTCTTAAACGCACAATCCTTTTCGTACTCGTTCCATACCGTCTCCGGCGTCACTTCCCGCTTTGGCATCACTTCTCCTCCCGGCTCACGGGCCCTTGATAGCCCATGATATTGTCAATACCATCCTGCATGAGCTTGGAGGCCAGCATGGCGTCCTTGTCCGACAGCTCATCCTCTGCGGGCTCAGAATGGCCCAGATCAAGCCGCACTTTCGGCGCATCCTCCGCGCCATCCAGGCGCTTCTCCAGGGCCTCGATCCGCGCCTCCAGCCGTCCCACATAGATGGCCAGGGAAATCATCTCGTTCATCACATCAGCCTCCATAACTCAGATACCCGTCGGTCGCATCGCCGCCGGTCATGAACTCATCATAGTCCTCAACCGCATCTTCCTCAGGAATGGGCTTCACCGGCTCCAGACGGGCCCCCATCGTCCTGTAAATCAGTCCATAGCGGATAGCGTCTGGACTGTGGGTAATTTCGTGCGGTTCCTTGGCGCAGTCAGACGGGTTCTTCTCGTCATGCTGAAGGGCGGGCAGATCCCGTATGAGCCCTGGACAATCCTCGGTAATCAGCATCCCAGGCCGCCCGTCGGTACGGATTTTCAGGAACTCCTTGAGCACCATCCAGCCCTGTATCCGCTGGCTGGACGCACGGACAAGCCCGACACCATTCTCCGTAAAGATCTCCGCCATGGTACGCCCAGTATCCTTCTGGGTACTCCACATGTCCGGAGGGGCAACTGTAAACTGTATGCGCTCACTAAGCGGCGTGAGTCGCCGCATGGCCTCCGCAGCTTGGGAAACAATCAGCCCGCTCTCCCGGTATTCCCGGTACACCCAAACCCTGTCATCGAAGTCAATGGCAAACCAATAACAGGCGAACATATCAAGGCCGTAGTCAAAGGCCCGGTATCTGGGCCACTCCAAAGGAAGCGTGAACGGTTTGACCACATGCACATCACGCCTGAACTCGCTGAAATACTGCCCAGCCATCGCGTCCCAGTCGCCGTAGCGGTGTGCTGCCCGGATATCCTCCGGCAGTGTGTCCAGCATCTGTATGTATTCGGGAGACGCTTTCAGAAGCTCTGTGTTGTCCTCTACTGTGGCTGGAATAAACGCATAGTCCTTTCCGTTCTCGTTCTTCTCATACTCTCTGGTAACAAAGAGCCGCTTCACCCACTGGTGCCCCACCCCGCCGGGGTTACAGGTGAGGTAAAAGTGCTTGGGAATATCATTGACGCCGCGCAGCGTCGCGCCCATGGTCCGGAACTCGTATTCAGTAAAGTGGGTGGCCTCGTCCATGAAGATCCAGTCGTACTCCTGGCCCTGGTACTCCGTGATGGCCGCCGCCGATTGCAGGTGCCCGAACTTCACCGTGGACCCGTTGGAGAAGAACAGCATCCGCATGGTCCCATTGTAGGTTGCGATGATATCTCCACAGGGCCGCCCATCCATGGTCGCAGAATTGATGAGCCGGTTCATGGGCTGAATAATCGTCTGCTCCAGCTCCGGGTAGGTCCGGCGCAGAATCAGAATCTTGATCCCTGGATACTGCAGCGCTCCGCGAATGGCAGCCCTTATCAGCACATGTGTCTTTCCGCCGCCCCGAGCTCCACCATATGCCGTGTACCGCGTCCTGCTCTCGATGAACATCCACTGCTTCTCATACAGATCTCCAAGTTCTAATTTGATTTCGCCTGTGGGCCTGTTTGGCTTGCGACGCGCCACTGCCTTTTCCTCCCGATTTGCTATTTCCAACACAGCATTTCAAAATGCAGTACCCCTTGTTTTCTCCTACCCCCCTATGGCCCCGCTCTCGCCTCATGCAGCAAGATACAGTGTATTGTCTCCCCGACGATGCAGGAGGTAAACACCGCCGGGGGAGATATCTGCATTCGTTCCTTTGGAGTAGTTTTGCGGGTGTGGGGATACCCCTATACCCTCTCTGCAAACCCACCCCCGATTTTCCGCTACCCCCTACCGGTCTAGGTGTCTCTCTATCCTCTCCCTCTGCCTGCACCACGCAGGCCAGCAGGGGGCCACCACACCAGCGGCAGGGAGTGTATAAGCATCCAGCAGGCAGCCGACCTGACACACCATATGTGGTATGCAATGGCCTGCATACTGGGCTCCAAATATACATTACGCTCAATCCATTGCGCCGCAATGCTTACAGTCTTTGCCCAACTACATATAATAACTATTTTGTTGAGTTGCGCCTGTCTTTGCCGAATGAGACCTGTATTTTTATCCCTCCGACGCTGTCCGGATCTGGGCGGTCGGAGTACCCTCCATAAGGCCTCTGCTTGAGCAGGAAAATAGCCGCCGTATCCTTACGCTGCTCCAGCCGGTCACGCATCTCCAGCAGTGCTTTTTGGCAGATAGCCGGGTGCCTTGTATATCCCGGCTCCCCCGCCTCCCATACACTCCACTCCTTATCCGTCACGCCAAGATAGATGAGCAGCCCCGGCTTGGTTGGCTGCCTCCCGTTGCTGTCGCAGTCGGCAAAGTAGGCGGCGCAGGCGGCGTCCAGCTCCGGGGCGGTATAGTATATGTGCAGTCCCTCCGCCTGTCTCTGTTTGTCCGTCTTATACATGCTGTCCGTCACCTCCTATTTACTGGCCCTTCGGTCTCTGCGTCTCCTGAAAGGGGTACGAGGGGGGCGTGCCGGTTTGGACAGCCAGAAAATAACAGTGCGCCCGCAATCCCTTGTGCCGGAAGGAAAAGCGGACGCAAAAATTTTTTTATTTTGGTCGATTTGAGATCTGATACTTTTTCACAAAGTCCGAAGTTTGCGGCGAAAAAGTTGCGAAAAACGTTAATCTTGGGCTTGCTGTTTTGGCCCCTCATGGGCCTCCAGGGCCTCCAGAATTACTCCCCTGAGCCACCCATTGACGGACAATCCCTGCGCCTCCGCAGCCGCCTCAACCCGGCCCTTTGTCCCCGCTGGCAGGGCAACAGACATCCTGTCCAGATTAGCTCGATCCCACCGCTGGTTACTCTGCCGCTTACGCTCCGTGTAGGCCAATATCTCACCCCCTCTGTGGTTATATTTATATCTTTAATGGCAGCACTTGACAAGTGCCAATATATACAAATCCACGCCAAATATCTTGTGCAGCATTGCGCATTGACAGCACTTAACAAGTGTCGTATGATATAATCACAGCAAGACACAAGTCCACCTGTGAGGCCGAAGAGAACAGGCCAAGAAAAAATTTTGGAAGCCCTCTTGACATACTTAATGAGTATGTGATATATTAACGCCAGCAAGAGGGCGGGGCTAAGCTCCTGGGGAAAGGAGCGAGGCCAATGAGTATAGCGGAAACCATCGCGTTACTTATGCTTATTATTGCGGCTGTTTCACTGGGCAACCAGATAAAGAAATAGCCGCCCCCCGACCCTAGCGAGAAGCGGCATTTCTCATTTACCGATGTTCCAGGAGATGACCGCCAACCGCTAGCACCGGTTGACCGCCCTCTTGCTCTATATTATAGTGCGAAAGGAGGCGGAAGTCAATAGCGAAACGGAAGACCACCACCAGCAGCGAGGTAAAGAACCGATGGAACGCCAAGACATACAAACGCTATCAAATCAGCCTCCGAAAAGACGAGGACGCCGACTTGATCGAGTTTGTAGAATCTGTAAAAGAGCGTATCGGAATAACTGATATATTCCGCGTCGGTGTCGAGCAAGTCAAAAAAGAGGGCCTATAGTGGCCCTCTTAAACAGAGACATACTTAATAAGTATAAAAAAATGGCCACAGTCCGGGAGGGAAAGAAAATGATGCATGTGCAACGGAATCTAAACTTAACAATCGATCTAAGAGAAAATGGCTTTGAGGTTACCATACGCGAGCCAGAGAGCGGGGAAACAAATCAACTTACACTCCCTTACAGCCGGGAGGAAATAGGCCGGGGAATCCAAGACGAATTGTTTTCTTGGATCAGCTTATGGGCCGAGGAATCCGGAATTGATTTCTCCGGTAGATGGTAAATAAAAGTCCCGGCCACTACTCGCAATAGTGACCAGGGCAGAACAAAAAAACTTTGGAAAACCTCTTGACATACTAGATTAAGTATGTTATCGTATAGACAAGCAAGAGGGGAACGGCTCGACCTCCTGAAAAAGGAGGTGACAACATGACAGTGCAAGAAACCTTGATGTTACTTAATCTGTTAGCCGTTGTTATCTTTGGAGTTATCAACATAACGAAAAAGAAATAACCGCCCCCGGACAATAGGAAGCGGCATTTCTCCAGATTCAAAATCTTTGAGGAAGAGCCCGCAACCGTTGGCCCCGGTTGTGCCCCTCTTGCCCTATATTATAACGAAGGGGGCCGAAGATGTCAAGCGAAGAAAAGCCCAAGCGCAAGACCCACACCAGCAGCACCGTTAAAAACCGGTACAACGCAAAAGCCTACCGAAAGTTTCAAGCGGCAATCAAGCCCGATCTATCCCAGCGGATAGAGGACTACACCACCAGAGAGGGCATAAGCAAGCCCGAGTTTCTGGAACGTGCTATAAACGTTCTGGACAAATAAAAACCCGCTCCCGTGCCGCAAACACGTTATGGAGCGGGGCCCGATCGAAAGCATCAACAAACAACCAGGGCACCCCTATTATACACGGGGCCGCCCTCCATGGCAAGGAGGAAAACTACACAATGAAAAAATTAAAGCAGGGCCAGAAAGACCCCGTTAAAATCGCCCTTGCAATGCCTGACAGCAAGAGCAAACACCGCAAAATTTGCGATTTGATGTTAGAGGTGGAATACATGACGCCGCTATGGTACACGCTCAAACAAGAGGCCGACAGGCTGGAAGAAGCCGGGTTTTGTTCGTATTGACCCGCCCGCCGGAGAATGGAGGTTACAACATTATGACATACAAACAACGCGAATCCGAAAAAGAAATACAATGGGCTTGTGACAGAAAACAAGCATTATCCAATAAATATGCCATTCCCGCATCTAGTATTGTTTGGATTGGTGGGAACAAATTCGTTGTATGTTTTGGCGGGGGGAAAGAACTTTTGGTTTAACTCGCCCGGGAGAATGGAGGAAATAACAAATGATCCCTTCAAGCGCCGCCGCTGTCGCGGCATATGACGCCGCCGAAAAGATGTTTCCTGGCATGATTTTCAATTTTCGTTTCGAACGCTACGAATCCGGCGCATATTGGTATGCTTTTCATAGAAAAGACCAACCAGCCCCATATTATATCCGCGTAGCGCGCGAGGGGGTGACTCCCGTATGA